ATGGACAGAGATGGTGCACCTCATGTTGAGATACAGGAGTTACTAGATCAGGCTACTATACTCATAGGACACAACATAGCATATGACTTGATGTGGTTGTGGGAATCAGGATTTAAATATGATGGTCCTGTGTACTGCACTATGCTATCAGAGTATATATTACAGAGAGGATTGAAAGAACCTCTACATTTAAAAGATTGTGCAGAAAGGTATGACCTTGAAACAAAGAAGGAAGATACTTTGAAACAATACTTTGCTAAAGGTTATGCTACAGATGAGATACCTAGAGATGAACTAAGTCAGTATCTATCTGCAGATTTACACGCAACACAACAACTATGTGATGCACAGTACAAGAAACTAAATAGCACGGAGTATGCAGGACTCATGGAATCTGTAAGACTTACAAACAAAGTTTGTGTATCTCTTGCTAAGATATATAAGAATGGTTTTAAGGTGGATCAGGATAAACTATTAGAAGTTAAACAAGAGTTTGAACAAGAGAAGAAAGATATAGAAGAACGTTTGACTGCACAGGTAAGAGAACTTATGGGTGATACACCTATCAATCTCAATAGTCCTGAACAAATGTCTTGGGTCATTTACAGTAGAAAGATTAAGGACAAGGCTACGTGGGGTAATTACTTTCATCCTAACATGAATGAAAAACAATTTAAAAATAATGTAGCATACAATTCTAGTGTGGTATATAAAACAAAAGCAGAACAGTGTGGGTATTGTAAAGGCACAGGATATATCAGGAAGATAAAGAAGGATGGTAGTCCATATGCCAAGCCTAGTCTATGTCCTATCTGTGATGGGAATGGATATAAGTTTATACCTACAAAAGAGATTGCAGGATTAAAGTTTTCTGCACCTAATCAGAAGTGGATAAGTGCAAATGGTTTTAGTGTGAACAAACATAATCTAGAATTACTACAGAATGTAGCCAAGGATAGACACATGACAGATGCAAAATCTTTTCTACAAGATATACAGAGATTGTCTGCACTAGATACATACTTGTCCTCATTTGTTGAGGGCATAGAAACATATATAAAACCTGATGGTATGTTACACGTGAGATTATTACAACACAGAACATCTACAGGTAGGTTTAGTGGAGCAGATCCCAATATGCAGAATATGCCTAGAGGTGGTACGTTCCCTGTGAAGAAAGTATTTGTATCACGTTGGGAAGGTGGAGAGATATTAGAGGCAGACTTTGCACAGTTAGAGTTTAGAACTGCAGCATTTCTGTCACAAGATAAAGTAGCAATGAAGGAGATAGAGGATGGATTTGATGTGCATAGTTATACTGCTCGTGTTATTAGTGATGCAGGTGAGCCTACTACTCGTCAAGAGGCGAAGGCACACACGTTTGCACCACTCTACGGAGCAACAGGCTTTGGCAGATCGTCTGCACAAGCAACATACTACAAGCACTTCACAGAGAAGTACAAAGAAGTCAACTTATGGCACACCAGATTGGCTCAAGAGGCTATGAATACAGGCATGATAAAGACACCATCAGGTAGAGAGTTTGCATTTAAGAATATGCAGAGGTATGCTAATGGTAAGGTATCTCACTTCACACAGATAAAGAACTATCCTGTACAAAGTTTTGCTACTGCAGATATTGTACCTGTAGTTCTGATGGAGATAGAGAAACAGTTAAGTCAGTTGAAGTCATGCATTGTGAACACAGTTCATGATTCTATTGTGATAGATGTGCATCCTGAAGAGAAACAGAGGGTTACATTTATACTAAAGTCTATCAACACTAACATGAAGAGTATCATAGATAATCAGTTTCAGATTGATTTCAATGTACCTCTAAAATTAGATATGAAAATAGGTAATAATTGGCTTGACACAAATGATATTATGTGATATAACAAACAATCTTTAAAGAAAGGAAGGTAAAATAATGAACGAAGTTGTTACAATAAATACAGATAATTATTCTGTTATGGCTAAAGCTATGGGATTAGCAGGGGAATCATCTGACAGTAAGAGTAGTAGTTTAGCTAGACTAAAACTACAACATAAAAATATAATGGGAATGAAGACAGTAGGTGATGAAGTAGAAGAAGTGGTAAAGATTAAGGCAGGTTCTTATAAACTAGATGTGCCTGATGATACTGCTTACTATGCTAAAGAAGTTACTATCCGACCCTTCATGCAAAGATTTATGTACAAAAGATTTGTAAAAAATAATAATGCGAAACAGGGTGAACCATTAGGTATCTTCCATAAAACTATTATGGCAGACAATTTAAATATTGACCTCAAGGATAATCAAGGCACATTTAATTGTGGTAAACCTAGTGGTTTCATAAAAGACTTTACATCTTTACCTGCAGATATGCAGAACTTAATAAAGCAAATAAAAAGAGTTAGAGTTTTATTTGGATTAATAAGCATGAAAGATATGAAGACTGAGACTGAAGGTAAACTTACAGAGGTAGAAGATCTTCCTTTTATTTGGGAAATAGATAATCGTGAGGCATTTAAGATTGTAGGCAAACCTTTTGCTACACTTTCTACTATGAGAAAGTTACCTGTACAACATACTATAACTGCATTGGGTGATCCTAGAGCTTTGCCTAGTGGAGATAAGTTCTATGTTCCTAAAGTTATGTTAGATACCACTAACACTATATCTTTAAGTGACAAAGATCAAACAACTTTTACTGACTTTGTATCTTGGATTGAGAATTATAACACCTACATAATGGGTATGTGGGATGAAAAAGTAAACTCAACTATGTCACCTGAAGATGAAAATACTGTTGATCAATTCGTGCAGATAGATAATGAAGATGTAGCCTAATGAAAAGTAATAACCCTTTCAAGGTGCATAACATTAACTACCTGTCACCTAGTAGTATTAACACCTACATAAGTGATATGCCTATGTGGATAACACGATATTTGTATGGTGTTAAATCTTCTAGTGGTGCTAGTGCAGTAAGAGGTATTGCAGAAGAGTTTGCACTAGCCAACAAGTATGAGAAGGGTGTGTTTGACTTTAATCTTTTAGATGTAAAGTTCATGTCCTTGTGTGCAGAATCTCATATAGATTTGGGAGATACTAAAACAATAAAAGAAAGGAAGATATTAAAAGACTTTGGTAAAGTCATTGATGAAAACTTTAACCATAAAAATCTTGTAGCTTATCAAGAAAAGGTTGAAGTTCAGTTTGATGATTTACCTGTACCTGTCATGGGATATATTGACTTTAGATTTACTGATAAGATTGTAGATTTAAAAACGTCTACACGAATGCCCTCTAAACCTACAGAGGCACAGAAAAGACAGATGGCTTTATATTCTATGGCATACCCTGATAGTAGTGTAGATTTATTCTTTGCTACACCAAAAGAATGTAAGACATTTACATTGACAGACTTATCACAGTATAAAGATCAACTAAAAAAAGTTGCATTTAGTATACAAAAGTTTTTGTCTATAAGTGATGATAGACATGAGTTAGCTTCGTTAGTTCACCCCAACCTAGATTCTTGGATGTGGTCAGGGGAGATGGTAGAACAAGCTAAAAAAATATGGAGTATAAAATAGTGAGTACGGATGCAAAGAAGATAGAAGACTTGCAAAAGGACATTGAAACTATGGAGAAAGAGTTGACAGAGGCAAAGAAAACTCTTCGTGATATGAGAACCAAAGGTTTGAGAACTGCTATGGAGGCTAAGAAATTAGCAGACGAGGCAGTAAAAGAAGAGATGAAAGCTCTTGGTGTTTCTTATTCTCATGACTCATATGAGTTCAATCCTTTTACAGGATGGAGAAGATTACTTTAGTGTCACCACATAAGGTAAGAAGAGAAGCCATAAAGAATGGGTATAGGAGTGGCTTAGAGTTAAAGGTTTCTATGGCTCTTGATACGATACGATATAAGTATCAGTATGAGAGCATCAAGATAGAATGGGAAGACTTAGCTTATCGCACCTATACCCCTGACTTTATACTTAACAATGGTATAATTATAGAAACAAAAGGTAGGTTTTTAGCATCAGATAGACGTAAACATCTAGCCATACAGAAACAACATCCTCATTTAGATATTAGGTTTGTGTTTGAAAACAGTAGAAACAAATTAAGAAAGGGAGCAAAATCAAATTATGGGGAGTGGTGTATCAAGTATGGATTTCGTTATTATGATAGGATCATTCCTGAAGATTGGTTGAAAGAAAAAGGTAAAAACAATTACCCTAAATTTATTAAGTTTTCAGGGAGAAAGATAAGGAAAGTAAAATAGTTATGGATAAAAATGATGTTAGTGTAGTGTTAAAACCTATTGTAGAAAAAAATAAATGGACAGGAGATGTGTCTATAGGATTAGTATCTACTAATCAAATGACTCTTAGCAGAGAAGATCAAATAGATTTTTTAAAATTAGCAAGGAGATTCTGTGCTCTTTTTCCTTTGATGTTAGATGATAAAAAGGTAGAACGTGAGGCAGAGAGGTTGGCAGAAAGTTTTATGCCTATTGAATATCTGCTTACTGAAAGTTTAAAAACACATGACAATGTTATACACGTTAACTTTAAGGATGACAAATGAGACATTTAGAATATATGAAAAATAAATTTAAAGAGATAGAAGAAAAGTCAAAGGAGCAAACAGTGAAATATTTATCAGGTAAAAAAGATGATATGGTAAATCATCCACCACACTATAACAAAGCAGGTATAGAAACTATTGATGCTATTAAAGCTATGACAGGGGATGGATTTGAGTTTTACCTACAAGGTAACATTATGAAATATCTATGGAGATATAGATATAAGAATGGTGTAGAAGATTTAAAGAAAGCAGAATGGTATCTTGCTAAACTGATAGAGGTAGTAGATGTACCTAAAAGTTAAATTAAATATCACACTGCAGATAGACCCTGAAGAATATCCTGTTCCTGCAGATGGTAATGTAGGAGAAGAAATACAGGATTATATTAAGGATACTTTGCATGACTTAGAAGGTGTGCAGATAAGACATATGAAAACAATAAGTGAGGAATGAAATGATTAATAACTACCTACCAACAGACTATCAAAACTTTATTGCCTTGTCTAGGTATGCAAGATGGAAAGATGATGAGCAACGTAGAGAAACGTGGATTGAAACTGTAGAAAGATACTTTGATTATATGTCAAATCATCTAAAGAAAAAGCATGGGTATGAAATAACTAAAGCTCTAAAAGAGAAATTAAATAACTATATCACATCTCTAGGTATCATGCCTAGCATGAGAGCCTTGATGACTGCAGGTGTAGCCTTAGATAGATGCCATGTTGCAGGATATAACTGTAGTTATATACCTGTAGATAGTCCACGTAGCTTTGATGAGTGTATGTATATACTTATGTGTGGCACAGGTGTAGGGTTCTCTGTAGAAAGAGAAAATGTAGATAAGTTACCTATTGTTAATGAACACTTTGAAGAAAGTAGCACAGTCATAACTGTTGCAGATAGCAGACCCGGATGGGCAAAAGCATTTAGAGAAATGATAGCTATGTTATATGTGGGTCAGATACCTAAATGGGATGTATCAGAGATCAGACCTGCAGGAGCTAGACTAAAAACGTTTGGTGGTAGAGCATCAGGTCCTGCACCATTGGAAGACTTATTTAATTTTTGCATAGACATATTTAAAAATGCAAAAGGTAGAAGACTATATCCTATTGAGTGTCATGATATTATGTGTAAGGTAGGTGAGGTTGTAGTTGTAGGTGGTGTACGTAGATCTGCACTTATCTCTTTGTCTAACTTAGGTGATGATCAAATGCGTCATGCTAAATCAGGTCAGTGGTGGGAGAATGAAGGACAACGAGCATTGGCTAACAACTCTGTCGCATTTAAAGGTAAGCCTGAGATGGGTACATTCATGAGAGAGTGGACTGCATTATACGAATCTAAGTCAGGAGAACGTGGTATATTTAATCGTCAGTCTGCTAAAGTAAAAGCACTAGAGAATGGTAGACGAGATGCTAACTATCAGTTCGGTTGTAATCCTTGTTCAGAGATTATATTAAGACCATATCAGTTCTGTAATCTAACTGAAGTTGTTGCACGTGAAACAGATGATATGTTATCCCTAAAAGATAAAGTTCGTATGGCTACTATCTTGGGTACATTTCAATCTACACTGACTGACTTCAAATACTTACGTAAAGTATGGAAAGATAATACAGAAGAAGAAAGATTATTAGGTGTATCTTTGACAGGTATACTTGACTGTCCTGTGTTATCCCCTGACAATGCTAATCTAGAATCTAATCTAGAAATGTTAAGAAAAGTTGCAGTAGAAACAAATAAAAAGATTGCAGAAGATTTAGGTATACCACAGTCAACTGCTATCACGTGTGTAAAACCTAGTGGCACAGTTAGTCAGTTAGTGGATAGTGCTTCAGGTATTCATGCGAGACATAATCCTTTTTACATTAGAACTGTACGTGGTGATAACAAAGACCCACTCACACAGTTTATGATAGAGGCAGGTATTCCTGCAGAGCCTGATGTTATGAAACCTGATAGTGTCTCTGTGTTTAGCTTTCCTATGAAGTCACCAACAGGTGCTATCACAAGAACTGAGATGACTGCCATAGAACAGTTAGACTATTGGTTGATCTTTCAGAGACATTGGTGTGAGCATAAACCATCTGTAACTATATCTGTCAAAGAGCACGAGTGGATGAGAGTCGGTGCATGGGTGTATGATAACTTTGATGAGGTATCAGGTATATCCTTTTTACCTTTCAGTGATCATACATATGCACAAGCACCTTATCAAGATATAGATGAAGATAAATATAATGACTTGACAAAAGCCATGCCACGTGCTATAGATTGGAGTAAGTTACAGGACTTTGAAAAAGAAGATACTACTAGTGGTAGTAAAGAACTAGCCTGTACTGCAGGTGTATGTGAAGTTGTAGATATAGAAGGGAGATAAATATGAGAGAGATGTTACTATCAGCTTTGAAGTCCTATTACGTAGGACATATAAATAAACATATTGCCAATGTTGAAATCTATTTAAGTAGATCTACAGGTATTGGAGAACATTCTGATATCATAGAAGCTATGGACAAAGAGGTGGCAGAGATTGGTAAGTATGATGATAGACTATCAATGATAATGAAATATTTAGAAAGGAGACAATCTAATGAGACAGAAGAAAAAAAGGAATCCAAATCTAAGTAAGTATGATGCACCCTTACGTATTCAATTTGAACGTGGACTAAATGCATTCAAGGGTAAACAATACATACAGACTGTTCGCAGTAAAGATGCAAAGATTATTGCTACAGTTAGTCCTTATAATCCAAACACTATGCAACATAGAGAATGGCAGAGAGGATATGACTTTGCATACTTTAAAAACTTAGAGAGAGTTAAACGTGAAGAAGCTAGAAGAAGAAGCCAAGAGGTTCATGCAGAGTAGGATAAAACCTACTCATGAACTACCTGACATAATAAAAAATTTAGAGACTATACTTAGAAGGTTAAAAGAAATAGATGCAAAAAGTAACACCAACTCATGACTTATCATGGTATCTTAAATGGTCAGGCTCTATGTTAATTATGTCAGGGATTATCTGTAGATCGGCAGGTGTTCTGCCTTTCTACGATTTGGTAGCCTCGTGTATAGGCACAGGATTACTAGCAGGTATGGCTTACATATGGCATGATAGAGCACTACTCACTGTTAATGTTGTAGCCTGTGCTGCCTTGGCTATGGGTGTGTTGAGGTCTGTGTTTACCTAGTCATCAATCCACCACGATTTAATTTAGGTGTTATTTCCATGATGACTTCTTTGTATTGTCGTGGTGACAAAGATAATATCTTTTCTTCTGTTGCAAGTTTATAATCTAATATGTTACCTTTTGTTTCAAGTAGTGTAGATTGCAACTCATTAATAAACTTCTTTGCACTAAAATCTTTAGGTGCTTCTCTATCTTGATATCCCTTTAATCTTTTTGGAGCACTCTCCATTCTACCCCTACTTTTTTTATTTAACAAACTCTCTATTATTTTTATATTATTTTTCTTTTCCCCTTTTGGTAACACGATACTTAGATTCTCAATAAGTCTAGCTAGATTTGGAGCTACACCTAATTCGTCTATGATCTCATCATACCCACCTCTAGCTCCTTCAGTTCTCGTAAACTTGGCTAGTTCAAGAGCACTGTTAAAATAATCTTTAACTAAATCATAGCCTTTCTTTTGATTTACAGGATCTCCAATTAATGCTCTGTTATCAACACCACCTATAGACAGTTCTATTTTTTTGTGTTTGTCAAATGCCTGATTTGCTTTTTGAACATTAGCTAATACCTTTGGATTGTCTACAACTTTTTTTGGGGTAAGAAGATCAGGTCTTGTAAATGCTACCTCTGCTTCTGTATGCATGGACTTAGGTAGTTTTATACCTAGTGGTACTACTGATATTTTATCATTGGCTATTATTACCTCTGCTTCATCAAACTTTCTTCCTGTTCCAATACCTTCTGCAAAATCAGGCGATGCTAATATGTCAGATTTTTTAACTGTGTACCTGATTATAGGTTCTTGACTTACTCTACCTAAAGTCATTTCAGGTTTTTCTATTATACTTTTTGCATAACTTTTATCTAAAGTAAAAGAAGATACTCCATCTACTTCATTTAATTTGCCTACTCTATAAACGTCTATTTCATCAGGCAAATCTATTAATCTTCTTTGTGTTAAATTGTAAACTTCTTTTCTACTATCATTTAATTCTTGCATAGATATTGAGTCAGGAAAATCTACTGTTGTATCTTTTAACTCTCCTAAACTAGCTCTGGCATAATCTTCATCTTTATGAAAAAGTAATTTTACAGTATCAGGATTATCTCTTCTAATTATTACTTGTGTGACAGGGTTTAATTCAGATATCTTTGGCAATAACATATCCGATGTAACTAGTGTATTATTTGAAACTAATTTATCTTTGTACTTTTCAAGTAGTCCTTCTCTAAGATCAGAGTCTCTTGAATATAAATTAACAATTTTGTTATAATCATCAGGTGTCATACTTTTAAATTTACCATAAGGTAATTCTGCATACACTAAATTTTCTATAGTTCTACCCATTTCATCTGTTCCCACTGACATATCACCTACTTCAGTATATCTACCTGCAACTCCGGGAGTGGTAAAAGCAGGTTTAGAAGATGTGATTGGGTCAAGTGACATTGATAATGCTTGTGTACCTAATTCTGCGTGTGCAGGGGGTTTTCTTGCTCCCATGCCTATATATGTTTTACCACTTTCATCATATACATCAAACCCACGTCTTGCTAAATTATCAATAAATGTTTTGTCAAGGTCTACTACTTCTTTTATATCTTGTCTATTTCTTTTTGTTAGCTCTGTTTCTATATCTCTAAGATCTACCTTATTATTATCAAGTAGCTTAACCACACCATATGTTTCACCCTCATATTCATTAAAGGGTGCTCCCATTCCTTTTAAATAAACCTCACCTGCCTCTGCATTAGGCTCTAAACGTATTGTATCAAGAAGAACTGTGGGTACTTCAACTGGCTTCATAGAACCTGTTCTTGTTGCATCAATAGTGGTTAGCACAGGAAATTTTATTTTTGCACCTGCATATTTATCTATTTCATCTACGTCTTTACCTGTCTTCATACCATAAGTATTTATATCTATGATGGGATTACCATTGTTAGCATCTACCATTTCTGTGAATATTTTTGAGTTATCCCTAAATGTAGTTGCTAACTGATTAGCTTGAAAATCTTTGTCTATATATGTGCCTACTTTGGGTGAAGCAGTAAACTGACCCATAGAAGTACCATGATATAATAATACTTTCTCAGGCTTGTCAAGCATCTTAATACGTTTCTTACGTTCTTTACCTATATATTGTTTTTTTATTTCTTTTATTTGGCTCTGTCTTTTTGTTGATATATTCTTATTAAACTTATCACCTAATTCTTTCTTTACATAATCACTTGTATTTACAAGTATTTCTGTACCTGTCTTCCTGTCACCCTTTTTAAATGCATCTATAGCCATTTGACGTAGCATATTCTTACCCATTCTAGATACAAAACCTAATCCGGGAATCAACCCCATTGTTATTAATCCTGTGAATGCACCACCAAGACCCATCTTAATTAAGTCTCGTTCACCATAACCTGCCTGTAGTAATTCATAGGCACGTGTGTAATCTTCAGGTGCATCTTTAAATGCAATCACATCACCTGTTATAGGTGCAGTTGCTAGAGCAAAGTCTCTCACATCTTTTATGGTTACAGGTTCTACACCTTGAGCCTGTTTCTGTATATCTGTTATACCTGCTTCACGTTCTTCTCGTTTACGTTCTGCATCTGCAAACATTCTATCAGTTTCAAGTCCTAGTTCAAATCCTTTTATAGCCATTATTATCTCCTAGAGCCTAATCCTTTGAAAACTCCCTCACCTGTTACCTGAGTAGTTTTTCTAGATATTGCCCACAATAGTACATTTAATTTCAAACCATCAATATCTAAAGTTAAATCTCTACTGTTTTCAATATTTAAAGAATCTATTTCTTTAATACCCATGTCTTCTAATCCATCTATTTCAAAAGAACCATCTTTTAATCCATTTCTAAACTCTGCATTGATAGCATTTTGTTCTTCACCTGATATCTTTCTATATTCAGATAAGTCATTTAAACTATACGGAAGATCACCTCTTTCTACCTCTACCATTTCTAGTGCTTTCTCTTTTACAGTAGGCATAATTTTAGTTCTCATATATTCTTTTAGGTATCTTCTCTTTTGAGCATCAGATTTATAACTTAAATATCTTTCATCATTTTCTATCATATCACCTAATCTAAAATTTAAGTTTCTATAATTTTCTTCTCCACTTAAAACTTCTCTTATCTTTCTATCAACAAAAGCATTTGGAGCTTTTCTATATAAATCATAGTATTGTAGATTCAAAGCTCTCATCTCTTTTTCTAAAGCATTTAAACGTGGCATTTTACCAAGACCAAACATCTGTTTTTCTAGTGGGTTGAGAGCTATTTGATCGCCTGTTCTAAATGGATTTCTTAAAGGTGTATCATATTCTGTAGCACCAAAATATTTACCAAGAACAGTGTCAGGACCTATGTCAGGGAAAGCACGAGTACCTCTGTTATAAAGTATCTCTGCAAAACTAATGTCTCCTGATGGGTCACCGGGTCTAGTTTCAGGTATATATCTAGAGAACTTATCAAACTGACTATATATATCTTTTAAAACTGATACAGGTAGAGTATAAGTGTTCATTATATTAGCCACTAGCTCTGCTCCAAATCTTGTAGCAGCACCTTCACCACCTGCAAATGCTTCATCGAATAGTTTGTCAAATACAAATAATCCATACCCTGTTCTAAAAGAAGAACCTGCTAAAGATTGTAGTGCATCTTGCATATACTGCCTAGGACTATTCATAACCTCTGTCATCTGTTTGCCCTCTGCACCCCACCTATCATAGAGATCTATGAATAATCCTGTAGGATTTAACAATCCTTGTTCAGTTAACTCAACATTTCTTCCTGCTTCGTTACTCATATTATATCTTAATGTTAAGTCTGCTGCTAAAAGGTAAGGTGCAAAAGGTCCGTATGTAGGTCTACCATCTACCACCTTACCTGTATCGTCTTTAAACTCATACCAATATGTGCCTAGTCTACCATCATCATCTATATGTTCTTTTCTCCAATTATATGCCACAGTAAACATACCAAGACCCATAAGTTGTTGTGCAGTTTTTTTACTAAACTCATCGTAAGACATCTTAAATGGGTTAACTGATTTACCTGTACCTATTTTTTCTAGTTGCATCATACCTAATAATGGAGTATGCTCATACAAAAATTTCATTTGGTTAGCAATAAATCTTGGGAAAGGTATAAAAGAAGATACAACAAATGGTAACTCTCTATGAGCACTTATAACTCCTTTAGATATCTTACTAAAAAATCCATCTCCTTTGAATCCTTTTTGATATACAAACTCTAATGCATCTTGTACAGAACCCTCTATCACATCCTTAGATACTATACGTGAATCACCAAACTGTCCTTTTTTAATTATATCAACTAAGTCTTTACCTTCTCTTGCTAGTCTTCTTCTCAAAGCAGCAGTAAACATAGCCTGTTTAAAAAAGTTATCAGACATAGTATTTAAAAAGTTTGCCTTGGTTCCTAGTTTAGCTAAAGCACCCTCACCTGCCTGTGCAGTTAAATCTGCAGCATCTCTAAATAATATAGTTGCTTGATCAGGCATATTAGTTTGGAATATTTGTCTTACTGCTTGTGCCTCATAAGGATTCAACATATACTTAGTAATATCAAATGTTCCATCAAAAGGATTTCTTCTATTTAATACATTATATATTGCGTTTGTACCTGAATCAACTACAACTCTAAATAAAGCGTTAGCATTATTACGCATAGTAGTAGCAGGTTGTGAGGTCATCAATGCTAGTCTTAATCTATCTAAGTCTTTTAACACACCAAACTCTCGTTTGTTTTTAACTATTTCTTTTGCCTGTGCTTTTGATATCGTAGTTAATCCTCTCTTTTCTAAGTTATCTATACTGTCTAATAAATTTTTAACTTTACCTTTAGCCACTGTAGGATCTATATTTCTTTTTAATGACCCATGTATTCCTAACTTTCTACCTGCATCTGATATGTCTGCTAAATATATTAAAGAGAATTGATCGTATGTTATATTATGATCTCTTAATATATCACTTAACTCATTAAACTTTAATTCACCCTCACTTATTGCTTTTGATATACCTGTAGTTATTCTATCATTCTTACCCATAAAACCTTTTATTTTGCTTTTTACTTTCAAAGCAGCAGCAGATAAGTTTTCATAAAAATCTATATCTAACTCATCTACACCTTTCTGTTTAGCTAGGTTTCTACCTTGAGCTACTTTACTTGGGTCAAGAGCTTCCTTCTTTATTCTATCTTGTGTAACTTTCTTTTCTATTCTTTTTAAACCTGCTTTAGTCATTTTATATGTGTCAGGTATTAATTCATTTAAAGAATCATTTAAAAAATTTATATCCTCATCTGCTCTTACATTTTTTAAAAAGTCTTTTGATTTTTTATTTGCAGTATCTGCTAAAACTTTAGATGCTTTTTCTGCTTCTGATAATAATATGTTAGCATCAATAGCTTTTTTAGTCTGATAAAATCCTGCACCTGCATTAAATAATCCACCACCTATTGCCGATACTCCTGTGGTTAATAATATATCTGTAGCATCAGTTTCTTTTTGTAATCCTGTTTCTACTTTTGTGAGTTCTTGAGCAGTAGATTGCACTGCACCAATGCCACCTTCAACTGCTGCACCTTTCATTGCACTTTTTATTACACCTTTTTGCAGTAATTTACGTATGGCTAATTTAGTTAAAGCATTACCACTAGTTGCTGCAAGTTTACCTGCACCACCTGTTAGTAATCCTAAGTAAGTTGAAGGAGATGTAAGTATACCACCTGCATAATCTTTAGCAGTTTCAAGATTAAAACTATCACCCTCCATGTTATCATATAAAGACATTAGTCTTTTAAACTGCAACTTCTCTTCATCATTAGCATTTTGTGCATACTCTAAATCACGAATAGCAGTAACTTCATTAACATTCTGATATCTAAAATGCTCTAGAAATTGATCATATACTTTTTCAGGGGTGTTTAATTGGGAGTGTTTATAGCCTTCTCTATCTGCTAAGAAATAGTAGGCATCATTGATGAAATCCTGATCGGCTATAAGGTTTTCTTTTTTCTGCTCTTCAGAATCTAGAAAGTTATAATTTTTAAATCCTTCAGTATTTTGTTCAACATTAAAATCTACCATAGTAATTCTACCTTATTGCTATCTTTGATTTTAATCTTTTGGAAATTGATCTGCGTAAGGATTATCAAAGAATTTATTATTTTTTATAAGATTAACCAACAAGGATTGTTGTGTATTATTTATTTTAAATCCATATTGATTTTTTAGTTGTTTTATTACACTTAAAGCAAAACCCTCTACACTATATCTACGTTTAAATATCTCAGCATATTCTTTTGCCTCTGCATCAGTCATGTCTCTAGTTTTAAAAGAGCCATCTGGATTCTTTAAAAATTCACCATCAGGTCCTTTAATAGTTTTTTGTAAAGGTTTACCATCTCTCAAATTCTTTTCGCCTTCCTCTATTAGTTTCATATATTTTGCTCTGTCTCTTTTAGCTAACTGAGTAAATATTTTTTTACCATTTACAGAGTATAAATTAGACTTTTTCATTTTTCTAATTAACTCTTCTATAGAATCAGGTTCTTTATCTTTATCTTTTGGATCTACTATTGGTGGTTTATCTTTTTTATTTTCCTTTTTATTTATATTTTTATCATCTTTTTTATTTTTACTTACATCAGGAGTTAATGAATCATAGAGACCTTTATTAATTAAATATTGTTTTAGTTCTCCACCTACTTGTGTAGTTTCTGCATCACCCACTTTTACAGTTTCTGTGTTAGCACCAACTATTTGATTTATTAAATCTAAATTAGATAAAAATCTAGGATCATCTTGTTGTGCTAAAGTTATTTTTTGTTTTAATCCTTTGTCAGCTAATACACGTATGATTTGTTCAAACTCTTTCTTTAGCTTGGCATCTTTAGCAGCATATTTTATTACACCTGTAAGTTCATTAAAGTCCACATCTACACCAACTATTTTACCTAATGCCTTTGCCAATCTGCCTTCTACTTGAGCATCACCAATAATGTCTTTACCTGTCTGACTTACTATCTTTGCAGCTTTTCTAGCTTCTTGTGTGAGAATATCTGAGTCAGTATCTAACATTGCTCTTAGCTCTGCACTCTTTGCATCGTCTATTGTAGGAGTAATATCTGATGCCTTAACTATGTTTCTAATTTGTGGTGTTATATCTACACCTTTTTCATCACTAAACATTTCACCTGATACAAAAGATGTTATAGGTCCTGATGCAGGTGCAGAACGTACTTTAGTTAACTCAAAATCTAATTGTTTAGCAGGTCCTGCCATTGCTTCTGCGAGTTCATTTAATGTAGTGTTTGGAACTTTAGTAGCTTGAAGATTTTCTGAAGTTGCATCTACATTTTCTTTTAATGTACTTAATAAAGGAACTATACTTGTTAGTGAATAGTCTTCTTTTATTTTTTGTAATGTTGTACCTAAACCTCTCTTCTGTATTAAGGCTATATCACTGTTGTCTTTTATTTCAGGAAACAAACCTTTTATCTTTGTTAAACTATCAAGATTTGAATCTACTCTGCTTTGTCGTTTTACTTTATTTTTGTTAATTAAATTAGTTATACTAGTGGCACTAGATTTAATTAAATCTCTAGCATCCTCTCTATCTAATTTACCAAACTCTGCTTCTTTATCATACAAAGATTTTACCAAGTATGGATCATTTTTTGCTAGAGCAATAGAAGGCACTGCAACTGTTAATGCTCTTAAAAATCTGCCTTTAGCACTTTTATCAGTTAAAAATGATACTTCTTTTTCTGCCATTAACCTCTCCTAGCCATTAAACCCATAGGCTCTTCTTCTTGCTTATCTTCTTCTACAACTTCTTCTTGGGGTTTATCTTCACCTAATTCTTTTTGAAACTTAGCAAATGCTGCTTCAGATGCAGAGTCATTTACTTCTATGTCTTTATCTCTTTCCATACCTGTGCTATACTCTATACCTGCTCTGTCTCCAATCAACATAAGCATCTCCATAATTACAGGTATCAATAACATTCCTACATCAATAGTATGTTTGCCTTCCATTACACTCATTAAATGTATGTTGTTAGCAATTAGTGTAATAGGCATACCTGTTTCCATTAAGTTAATAGCTTGTTCAATAAAAGATTCATCTTGCATACTTGTCACATAATATTGTGCAGCTTTACTTACTGTTGGATATTGTGGTGGTGTTTGCCAAGGTCTAGCACCTACTTCATGGGTCATAGCCATGCCCGGAATTGGTGCTTCTAATATAGGTTCGTCTCTGTTTCCGTATCTCATGTTTCTATTTCTTCTTTACCATTTAGTCTTTCATTCTGTATAGCCTCAAAGAAATCCATAGCTTCATTAAATGGATCATCTTGTTTAGGCATACTCATGCTTTTTTTCATAGACATATCTCTAGACAATAAACCTTTAGTTGTAGGTGTTTCTGTTTGATTTTGTAAGTCTCTATTTATTCTTTTGAAATTAATAAACTTATTGTAAATATTTCCTGAAGGGTTTGTAATCATGATCCAAAAGGTCCTCTAATAATTGCAGCACCTAATGTGCCTAGCATACTACCGATAGCACTTGATCCTGCAGCTTTCTTAGTTTGCTCTGCAGTATATTGTTGTGCTTCTTTACTAATGTTAGCCACACCTAATGCATTGATTCTGTCTTGCTCGTTTTCTGCACTCTTCCATGCCCACTCCATAGTATCTGCATAGAATGCCCATAGGTCATCATATGCTTCATTGGATATGTCAAGAACTGCTTTTGCATTTAGTTCGTTAGCACGATTGATAGCAGCAGTA